GTCACGCTTGACCGTCACACCGAGATGCTCGTCTATTAACTTGGCAACCTCACGCTCGAACGCTGCACCTTTTTGTCTACCGTTTGTCATAATACACCCATATAACTCTGCCCATTTGACCATGCCAACCCTGCATAGGAACTGACTCCCAGCCCTCTGGCACTGGTTCACAAGCTAGTGAATACTTCACAATCATTTTAGTGGATTGAGCCAGCTCGTTCGAGTTGGACTGTGATAAGCAATTCTTCCTCGTCTTCTTCTTGCTCAATAACCATGAGAACATCGCCGCTACCTCCGCAAGTTGCGCAATCCATCATACGACCCTGAAGCTCGCCACCACGAGGCGCACCAAAGTCAGGCACTGCGACCGTGTATTCACAACGACCCTCGCCGCCACATTCAGGGCACTCAATCCATTCCCTGTATTCTTTGTCTGAAGAAGTCATCAGCACCTACCTTTCCGCCTGTAAATATATGAATACGATACAACGTTTCTGGACTAGGAAAACGCTGCCCCTTTATAATCCTGCACACGGCGGCTGGCGATAAGTCACAAGCCCTTGCAACCTCGCCCTGCGTAATGCCCTGTTCTTCTATAAAATCAATTAATTTCATGTTTCCGTTCTACCATGTTGACAGATTGGTAATCAACCCTTATAACTGAATATACGGCTGGGGATAGGTTGCCGTATCCACATCAACAATGCTGAATTTGTTTTGTGCAAAAGTCCGATAGTTAGGCCTATCCCCTTTTATATTTTCTTGGAGGAGAAAATGGAATACACAATACCAGATTATAGCTTGGAGTATGGTCGCAAGCATGTATCAGCATCAGGCGCAACGCAGCCTGTCGATGAACACATCCTTAAACTACTTCTAAGAAAAGAATATAGCATGGGCTTCCCCTCATCAGCTCGCATGAGAGGCGGACAATGCGTACAAGCTGGCGTTGACTACGCTCTTGGCCTAATAGATTACAGCCCTATACTTGGGGCAAAAGAAGGCGTTGATGATGCACAAGCCATGCGCCACGCCCTCACAGAATACATGCAATATCAACCACTCACATGGGATGGCGGCAAAGATGCAGAGGCATACGATGCCTTCAAAGATTACATCGCGGACATGGTAAAGTATGCTATTGCTGGCATTAAGGAATATTTTGCCGATGAAGAAATCGAAGGAGAGTACACGCGGTACTACAAAGATGAACGCATTGATGTACCTACAATAATGTTCTTGGATTATGCCAGCGAAACAAAAGAGCTGGACTTGAAGTGTTCTTTCCCCACCAGAAACCCACCTAAAAAAGATGGCACACGCACCTGGCGCGTACCGAAACCAAGAACAGAGCCAACAGAATACCAGCTCGCACAACAAGCAGTCTACTGGAAGGGCACTGGCCTAAAACCAGGACTATTATTTGTTACTGCCGAAGGATATAACCTATGCACACCAGAAAATTGTGCCGCTATGCAGCCTGAAGCTCTGGAAGAGGCGTATGAAAATGTCGTCAGAAGGTGGCTAGTTGTACAAAACTTGCTCAAGGCATCTAACGGCAACTGGAATACTTTGTTTGGCTTGGTAGCACCTGACTTCGGGCAAATAGCTGGCAGACATGGGCCTGAAATCATTGATATTGCGAGGAAAATGTGGACAATAGAGTAAAGACTGCCGCGCAAATGAGCGTTAAAGAATTGAAGCAATACTTAAAAAGATTAAGAGAAGCTGCACTAATGGTTAGCGAAACAGAGAGCAGAGCAAACCGCCCTGCATCCATGTGCAGAAGAGGCAAAGCAATAGGTTCTGTAAAAAGGAGGAGATAATGACACCTATAGAAGAACAATCCCAGACTATTGACTTACAGCAGGAGCGTCTGAATAGGCTCGAACGCAAGCAGGAAGAGCTTGCCGAAACGCTTATATTCGCTATGCGGATGATGTCAAACCTTATGGATAGGCTGGAAAAAGAACAAGAATTGTCATTTTAGGAGTAACAAATGAGTAAAATTATGGAAGCGATGGGTCTCGTTAATGAGTTTCATCAAAAGCATGGCATAACACAACGAGGCGGTAAGAAATACACGCAAGTTGTGCACAGGATGGAAGCCTTCAGGACTATCTTTGGGCTGGAATACGGCGTTGATACGCACATTGTTGTTGACGATGGACAGCGAGTAGTTGTTAAAGCTATAATCACAAATGCAGATGGCATCACTATTGGCTCTGGTATGGCAGAGGAAATCAGAGGGCAAGGCCATGTCAATACAACATCTGCGTTAGAGAATTGTGAGAGCAGCGCGATTGGTAGAGCGTTAGCCTCGATTGGATTAGCTGGTGGCGAGTACGCGTCAGCAAACGAGATGGAAGCTGTGCCGCGCAAGGCAGAGAACCTAAAGCATCAGGCTGGTAGCAGCAATGACACTCCGAACAGCCCTCCTCCCTTGACGGAACGAGCGCACCAGCCTGAACCTGATGACCCCCACAAAGAAGCTGATATAGCTCTGTATAAACAGATTCAGTACGACCTGGTTGGCAAGAAAGCTAAACCAGCAGTGGAGGCATACTTTGCAGAGAAACGTGCAGAGATGAAAGCTGTAAGAGATAGGTCTGAAAAGAAAGCAGACGCTATAATGAAACTCTTTACAGATAAACTAGCCGACTTAGAAAAAGGATTGTAAAAATGGCTCGTGAATATCAAAAAATAATGAACGTAAAAGTATTCCCAAATGAGCAGGGAAAAGCCAGATGGGGCAACGGTAAATTTACCCCTTGGAAAGATGGCGCACCAGCAGATGTGCACCTTCGCGGCGATGTGACATACTCTGTTCGCGTCTTTGAGGAAGCAGATGGCAGCTTGGGTATCTCGTTTACCCAGCCAGTTGGCGAGGCAGCTCGCGGTACTGACAGCCTGTCTGCTGACTTGCAACAAGGTGGCATGAAGAAGCTGGCTGATACTGTAGCGGTAAAAAGTGGCTTGTCACTAGATGACGAGATTCCGTTCTAATGGAATACCAGCCACAGGTACTTGTAGCTGTGTATGAAGATGGCTTGCTTATCACGATTGATGGCAAGTCATCCTTCAAGCAAATGACAGCAACGCAAATGCTACACATGGCGCAAGAGCTAATAGAAAAAAGCGTAAAAGATATAAGAGGTAAGCATTATGGCACAGGAACGGAGTAATGCTTGGCTTGTGCAGGAGCGTGAGCCAGATGGCTCGGTTGTATGATGGCTTGGTACGATAAAGGCAGAAAGAAACCTAGCAAGAAAATAGACAAGAGCCGTACTGTGCAATGCGTGGAGTGCGGCAAAAATCACATAGCCCTAGAAGGGGGCTGGACATGTAATGGTAGAGGAGAGGTACTGTGTCATGGAACTGGTAAATGTTTTGAAGTGCGAATGTTGCGGTCAAGAGATGAAGACAATGGCAGCACTGGAGTCAGCTTATTACGCGAAGATTAGTGGAGAGCCAATGCTCAAAGATATAATCAGGATTGTTGAAGAGGAAACTGGTTACGGATTAAGAAGTTTAAGAAGCTGGTCGAGGCGGAAGGAAAAAACAAACGCATTAAAACTGGTGTCAAAACTCGCATTAACATACACAAAGCACAGCGCGTCATCAGTAGGTAGGGCTTTGAACCGCGACCACACGACTATTATACACCACTATAAAAGCGAAATACCCAAAGAGGTTGAGCAGTCTCATGTTAATTGTATAATGAAGATAACTAAGATGGGGTAAAATACTGGCAAAACCCCCCCTATTATGCCAGTATTATTTCTTTTTAGCTTTGTTTCTCTTAGAGATTGCTGCTGCTTTTCTCTTTGCGTCAGCTTTACTCGATGCCCCCCAAGCCCTCAATGAAAGTAGCAACCTTGTAGGTTTGCCGTTCTTCCGTTCAGGTCCTTTCATATTGCCCATGCGAGCCAGGAAACTGGCTCTGCGTGGATTGTCACCCTTCTTTACAGGTGCTTTTAGATTCATGCCCTGTTTACGAGCAGAGGCGCGACCTTTTGCGTTTAGTCCGCCCTTTGGGTTCTTACCTTCCTTACGCTGCCAAGCTGGTGTTTTAGGCATCTTCTATACTCCGCATCCTGGCAACCAAACGCTTCGCTCTGTTCGGCACTTGGTCAAACCATTTACTGTCTATCATCTCTTCTGCTGCGCCATTCCAATCACGCTTATCTACGCAATCCTTCATGCCTACAAACTTTGATAGGCGTGGGAAGCCAAGATTAAACATCATATTGGCTATTATGAGCTGAGCTTCTTCTGGCAGCTTATTAAAATCAGGGTACAGCCTATGGCAATCATCCACAGTTACAGCTATATCCCTGCGGAACAGCATATTAACACGTTCTTCTGAGACAGGTGTGCCAACACTGAGCTGGGATTCAGGGTCATCTTCTGTGATTAAATGCCCAATGCCACAAGTAGGTAGGCCGAGATGGTCTAAGTAAATCTCGTACTTGCAGCCCTCGTCTTCAGCAAGCTCCTGTTTTAGCTGGTCGAGCTTCATTTCTTTTTCTTCTTAGCTTTCTTGACAGCTTTCAGGTCGGCTGCGGTTATCTTCTTGCGAGGCTTTGCCATAGCTGCCAGCCTCTTCTGCTTCGGGGAATACTTCGAGTATGGCATCACTTCTTCTTTCTTTTCTTTGCTGTCTTCGCCGCTTGCTTGAACGCCTTTGCTGTTGGTGAGCCTTTGCTACCAGGCTTGCGCATTTTCTCGCCAGAGCCTGACGCAATCCGCTTGCGCTTAGCATGTATGTTCGCATATAGCCCCTTTTTCATTACCTTCTCCAAAATTCCTTACTTTTATAGAACCGCATTACTTCCGCTTAAACTTGTCCAGACCCTTCAGGCCAAGTCCTGCTAGAATAGTAACATACAATATATTCTGATACCAATCAGGAAGCTCGCTGAGACGCTGGAAGCCAGCTCGCACTACTTCCTCCATGCCAGGTATGAAAGACATCACACAGGGCGTTAAAACGGCTACTGTGATTATCTCGTCTTTCCAGCTACCCTTTGTGGACTCCGCCATAATCAGCTCCCACTTGGAATCGTGTTGAGCTGCTGTCTTTAATATCTCTGACTTGGCTTTTTCTTTCTCTACCTTGCCCTCAAGAAATGTTTGGGCAAGGCTGCCAACAACACCTAGTAACTGTATCATTTCTTCTCACTTCCTAACCACACAGCAAACGCACCAGTCATAGCACCACTAACAACACTAATCATAGCACTCTGTTGTGTAGACAAATCATCAAGAGACATACCCCACTCAATCACTCGAATGTACATAAATGTCATTATGAACATCATCAATCTTGGCAGTATCTTCCAAGCCAAGAATCTTTCCATCGTAACTTCCATCTACAACCCCTTCAGATACATTATCCACCAGAACAAAAGAATAATTGCGGCTATACAAAGAACAATACAGATGCCTAACGCAGTCATCTCAACAATCTTCTTGATTCGTTTACGCTCTGCTTCTCTTGCTTCTAGCCTGGCTTTCCTTGCATTAGCCTGAAACTTCTGCCAGTCAGACCAAAGGTTTGGACGACCAGCATATATCATCCATTGCTTTAGTTCTTCTTCTTGTTGCTTGAGTTTTTCAAGGTGAAGAAACTCCTCAAGGTCAGTACGACCTTTGTGCTTCTTTCTTTCACCCAGTTTGCGTAGGTCTTCAGTAGCATTAACATATTCACCTACCTTATGCGCTACATCGGCAATCTCTCTGCCGTTCTGGATAGCCTTTTTAATAACTGCAAATGCGGCATTGGCGGCGGCTATCTCCGCTAGCATTACTTATCTCTATCTTTAATCATATAGTATAGACGCACTAGACCAATCAGCGTACCGACTACAGCAAACATAATACCAGCCAATAAGTTTACTTCCTGCAACCAGACTGGTGCAGATACTGCGCTTGCTACAATGGCTGTGTCTGTAATGTTGTTGTCCATTACGACCATTCCTCTGTTGGTATAGTAGGCCATGTTGGATTCTCTGGAACAGTTTGCCTAATTGTTCGCACACTGTCTCTATAGGTTTCAAAGGAAGTTACGCAAGCAGTGGTCAAACCGTTATTAGGAATCTGTGTCCAGTCGGTTGCTTTGAGTATCATTTCAGCCGCTTGTTTTGTGTCGTGCATTGATATAATTTGAGTAATGTTCATTTTCAAATCTCGTAATATGCTATTGCTGAACCGTGGTCTATCGAACCAGCACCATCTAATTCTATTTTTACTTTATCAATAGGCCCACTCAAATCTATAAATGCACTTGAATAAATATTACCTGACGTAATCCCTGTTGGAGTATTGTCGGTATTTAACACTGTAGAACCAATCAATTCCATTTTATACAAATAAGTAGAAGAATCTATAAGGTCTATACTAAGCCTACCGTCTGTTCTTCTATTGTCGTTGGCATCCCAATAATAAACACGAATGTTGTCTCCTATGCTAGAAGTTTCAGTCGTTCTAACTTCCGTACCATTAGCAGAATTATAGCCAGAATAGTGTCCTAAACCATCATATCCTGTTGTAATATAAGTGCCACCTACTGAAACCAATCCTGCAAGTGTTCCGGCGCTGGCGCCTACATCTGTTCCAACATCAATAAACTCAATAACAATCTTTCTTGCGTTGCTAGGTATGTTGGTAAACTCAGCTTTGTTAGAAGTAGCTACATTTACCACGTCATAGTATTTGCGTGTTAGTACTGGTACAGAACCACCAACTAAGTCTGCTAAATCTCTTGCTCTGCTCATTATGCTGTCTCCAGTTATGGTTTAGGGTTAGCGTCTTTTACAGCTTGGATTTGTGCCGCCATATCATCTGGAAATACACCAGCTTTGAAAAGCGCATCTAGCTGGTCGCCAATAGCTGGATATTCTGACACACGCCTTGAAACATAATCAGCGTTTCTTCTAGCTAAGAACTCAGATGGTGTTAAAAAACCATCCAGCCGAACTGTGCCTTCACCATCTTCGCTTGGCATATCTTTGCCCATATCAAAG